CTGCTTCTTGAGCTTCTTCTTATTGGCAAGGGGCAAACCAAACTTCACAGCGAACTCATTATAAGCCCGGTGTGCAGCAATCCCCAGGCGCAAGTCAACCCACGACATCGCTGTAAACAACATATGAAGATAGGGTCTTCTCTTGGCTAAGGGTTGGATTGCTTCCTCCTGCTCTCCGTGGTCAAACGCTGCATGCATGGCGTCCCAAAAATTGCGACGTTGTCTCCCTTCATACAGCTTGTCAATCTCCTCACGTCGTGCCGCATCCTCAACGCCACCATCCTCGAGTAGTTTCAAGTGTAAACTATCACTATCCCAAGAATCAGGGTTGTTAGGATCAAGACCCACGTCTGTCATGAAACCACGTATAATCTGCTCATCAACGAAAACTGCTGGCAATTCAATCACAGCCAATTCAGCTTCCAATCGTTCCTCGATATGAAAGACTGCTTCGATGGATAAACCATACAGTTCGGCAAACATAGCATACGTGTCCAAGTCGGGGTACAGCACATTAGTTCCTCGCGGACGGGTCGGGTTTTCAAACCGGTTGTCGTAGCGTGGTTTGATGCCACGTAACTCCATCTTCTCGGCTATGGCTCTCAACACAGTGCCGATGATAGGAACGTGGCCACTTATCGGGAGTAGAGATTTAACAGTGCCATACAACAACCCAGGCCACAGCTTCTCATGATGATTGCCATGGTTCATCCCAAGTTTTGCTAGTACACGAAAAGGCATATTGCCCCATACGATCGATCCACTAACAGGCCAAAACCGCCCTGAACAAAAGGTGGTCTCAAAAATGGTATCGCGTGGTATGATCTCACATTTCATCCCGATATCCAAGTAACGTTGTCGCACACGATCCAAGTCCACGTCCTTATTGGACCCAACAATGTTGTCATCACCGTTATACATGCCCATGATTTCAATCCATATGAGTGATACTGGAATGCCATAACACCAACACGTGATGATCTTGTTCAATAGAGTGTTAAACACCCCAGTCCATAGATCACCCGAGCGCCGGTAGCGGTCAGCCAATAACTTCAACATAGCGGGAATCTTGATTTTGGTGTTGAACCAATTGTCAAGTAACCATTGACGATGTTCCTCAGGCATCCCATCAACCTTCGTGCTAAAGAAGTAGTATTCCAGCAACAACATCACCAATGCAAGAGATCCATCCCAACTACTCACGTCACTCTCAAAGATATGACGGCATTGCTCGAACATTTTCTCCACATAGGCACCGATTGTTGAAGGATCTGCTCCACACGTATAGAAGTGGTTGGTCTCAGAGGACATAACGGTGGCAACAAACTTGGTAATCTGCTG